GTATTCTGGCTTGGTCGACATTGCGATTGAGGGTAAGTTTGTTGCTAAACCATCACCAGGTTGGTATGCAAAGGTTGACCAGAAAACTGGAGAGATTGGTGACAAAGTTCGTTTTGATGCCACGCAAACAGATGAATTTTGGCAACCATTGCTCAAAGACGAATCGTTTAAGGAATTCGTAAATGAAAAATATGGTATCGCATATGGAAACATTATGGGAGAAAATCCAGTTTTGGAAGAAGAAACAGATGATGCTTGAAAAAGGCAAACATTTTGATTATGTTGACTTTGACAACACCGATATTACCGGCATTATTTTAATGATAGAGGAGTTTAAAGATGTAATCTATCATTATCATCGTGCCGAATTAAAAGAAGAAGGCGGTGTTGCAAGGTTAAGTTTCGGTTATACTATCGTTCATCCAGGTAATCACGACATAGATGACTTGAATAAAAACGAAAATTTTCATACAATAATGGGTGACATATTAAGCGAAATTTTGATTGCTAAGGCAGATGATGAACAGATTAGAACAGATTATTCTAAAGAATTTAATACACAATGAAGAATATACCAGAAAGGTTCTGCCTTTTATAAAGGCGGACTATTTCTCCGACCAAACAGAGAAACTTGTATTCAAAGAAGTATTTGACTTTGTAAACAAATACAAGAATCTTCCCACACACGAATCTCTTGTAATCAACATTACAGAGAAAACAAATCTTACTGAACCACAAGTAAAAGAATCGATTGAACTTCTTAAAGATATTGAATCGAACAAAGAAGAAAAGGTTGAACAACAATGGTTGACCGAACAAACAGAAAAGTTTTGCCAAGATAAAGCAATCTACAATGCTATCATGGAATCTGTATCGATTCTTGATGACAAAAAAGGCAACAAATCAAAAGGTGAAATTCCACAACTTCTTGCAGATGCCCTTGGCGTATCGTTTGACAGTAATGTTGGTCACGATTACATGCAAGACTTTGAAGAACGATATGATTTCTATCACAGAGTAGAAACCCGTGTAAGATTTGACCTTGATATCTTCAACAAGATTACAAAAGGTGGTTTGCCAATTAAGACTTTGAACATTGCACTTGCAGGTACAGGTGTTGGTAAATCATTGTTCATGTGCCATGTGGCTGCAAGTTGTATCAGTCAAGGTCATAATGTGTTGTATATTACACTTGAAATGGCAGAAGAAAAGATTGCAGAACGAATCGATGCTAATTTGCTAAATATCGATTTGAATGAATTGCAAACAATCAGCCGTAATGACTATGAACGAAAATTTGATGTGTTGAAATCAAAGACACAAGGTAAACTCATCATCAAAGAATATCCAACTGCAAGTGCCTCTGCATTACACTTCAGAGCATTGTTGAATGAATTGCGATTGAAGAAGAATTTTAAACCAGATATTATCTTTATTGACTATCTAAACATTTGTTCGTCTGCTCGTATCAAACCAGGTGGTAATGTGAACAGTTACACATACATTAAATCTATTGCAGAAGAACTCCGTGGTCTTGCAGTAGAATTTGCATTGCCTGTTGTTTCTGCGACACAAACAACTCGTTCTGGTTATTCAAATAGTGACCCTGGTCTTGAAGATACTTCAGAATCATTTGGTCTGCCTGCAACTGCCGACTTTATGTTTGCATTGGTATCGAATGAAGAACTTGAAGGTCTAAATCAGATTCTCGTTAAACAATTGAAGAACAGATATTCTGACCCTAACTATTACAAGCGATTTGTTGTTGGTATTGACCGTGCAAAGATGCGTTTGTATGATGCAGAACAATCTGCACAGGATGAAATCATTGATGCGGGTCAAGATGATTCGCCACCATTGAACACTTTTGGTAATCGTGAAAGAGGTATGACTTCTAAGTTTGATGGTATCAAAGTATGAGTTTGACCAAAGACCAAGCAATACATTGTGCGAATGTATTTTCAAATTATTTTGACCGATTTGAAAGAATCGATGATTACATTCGTGACCAAAAACTAAACAGTCTTGCACAAAGACCACCTGGACTACCAGGCATGGGACCTGAAGATGATTTGTTTTTCGATTTCAGTATCAACCCAAGTGACATGGAGTTTGAACTTGTTGAACTGCCACAAGATACTTGGGACATTTATCTGAATATGATTTCTAGTCATTCAAATATGACCAGTATTCCTGGTCGTTGCTTAAGATTGGCAGTTTTAGAAAAGAAAACAAAGAAGTGGGTTGGTTTCATTCGACTAGGTTCTCCCGTTATCAATATGAAACCTCGCAATGAAATGCTTGGTGGTGTATTCACACAAACACCAGAATCATCAAAGGCATTTAATCACACCTCAATTATGGGCTTCGTGATTGTTCCATCACAACCATTTGGTTTCAATTATCTTGGTGGTAAATTGTTGGCGGCCATTTGTTGTTCACATGAAATTCGTGAAATGTTGAATAAGAAATATGGCATGAATACTTGTTTGTTCGAAACAACAAGTTTGTATGGCAGTTCCAAATCTGCATCACAATATGATGGCATGAAACCTTTGTTAAGATTCAAAGGCCTGACTGATAGTAATTTCATTCCAATGATGCATGGCAAACCATATGATGACTTGAAAAGTTATGTTGAAAATGCAGTTGGCGTATTTGTACCAGAAGATGCTTCTTCTCGTAAGATGAAAATCTCCAATACAATTATTGCAATGACAAAGGCCGCACTCAAAGGCACACCAGAAGGTGAGAAGTTTAATAAGACTATTGAAAATGCCTTGTCTCTGACCGAAAAGAAAAGGTATTATGCCTCTAGTTATGGATTTACTAACTTTGCCGATGTAGTCATGGGAAGGACAAGATATGATAATCTAAAGAATGAAGGAAGATTGCGTTCCGAGATTGAAGTCTGGACAGGCGAAAAAGAACTTGACATTATCAGGTAATTAAGTTAGCATAAATACTCTATTAATTTGGAGTATAAATGGCAAAACTTACTGCTGACGAATTCTTTAAACTTCCTAATCCGAAGAGGCCCGATAGAAGAAAAGTTTTATTGGATGCCATTTCTATGGGAACTTCTTTAGAAGTAATTCTTTCGGGAAATAAAGAATCTCGCATGATTTTCCCAAAAGACAAAAATGCTAATGCGGTTAGACAAATTATCGCATTAAAGTTTGGTGACAAAGCAGGATTTTCGGCTATCAAACTTAAAGGTGCAGATGGAAAAGATTATAAGATATCTGACCTTAAAAAATCTAAAGAATTTGGTGGTGGCGGTGGTAGTCGTGGAGGTTCAGACTTAACTGCAATTACAGAAAGTGGCCAATGTTATGTTGCTTCGATTGTTTTCAATATTACAAAAAAACCAATTAAATGGGAAGATTTGACATTAGAAAATCTTAAAGAAGCCGCAAAATATGTTGATACTGGAAAAACTTCTTTAGAAGATGTTTTGGAACAAAGCCCATCAGAATGGGTAAAATCATATGTTATGGTTGCAAATTTATTATTTAAAGATTGGAAAATGAAACCTGGTAAAACAGTTTATTTCCACAGAGATTCCAAATTACATCAAAAGATTTTTAAATTCAAACAAGCATGTTTAGCTGCTGACAAAGCAAGTTCAACACCTCAAGCACCAGGTTCGTTTGGAGATGATAAGTGGAACCCTGGTGACATTTGGATGACAACATTTGGGATTAGTGAATCTAAACTACCAGACATGCCAACTGATAGTTGGGCAAAATTAAATAAGACCATTTACGAATTGGCTCAAAGTAAAGAACTTTTGGGTGTTTCTCTGAAAAAGATTGAAAGAGTTCCAAAAGCAGATGAATATAATAAACCTGGAACTAAAAAGAAAACTTATACTTTTAATGGTTTCATTGTAAGTCCAGAAAATTTAAAGCAAGGTCAAATGCCATTCTTTTCATCAATTGATTGTTATTTGTATATTGGTGATGGTAGAGTTCAGTTTCGTGCAACAAGTGGTTCTGCTGCAAAGCCTTCCTGGCAAGGAGAGATTTCTGGTTCAACTGCCGCAGGTGGTAAAATAGGTGGTGGTAATGTTAATACATATTTAATGCAAAACTTTAAAAAAGGTATATTTAAATCCTCTGAAGGTGAAATTGTTAGTTCGGTAAATTCACCGGCATTTTGGAAGGATTTTTATGAGATGTATAAAAAATTGTTTGACAATGCTACATATAAGAAGTATAATAAAACATCAATGGGAAACACAAAGGTTAGTGAAACTGAATTTAAAAAATTGGCATTGGCAAGAGCAAAAGAAACCGAATCATTTATTGTTTCAAAATATATGTGTTTAAAAATGATTGATATTATTATGGGTAACCCTCAAAAATTAAATGATTTTGCAACTGATGTATTTTTATATGGTGCCTCAAACACAAATCAGAGTTCTTATTTCCTAAAAATATATGAATAAATTTGCTAATTTTATAACAGAAGCCAAAGAAGGCAAAAATGTTCACCTTGAACATATTGAGGATGAAGTTCTCAATCGTGGTGTTGTGGGTGCGAGAGATGCAATTAATTTCTTACAATCATTAAGAGATATGCTTGCGGGTCACGCACAATCAAAAGTTAATGTCACAACAAAATGGGATGGTGCACCTGCAATTTTTTGCGGAACCAATCCTGAAAATGGTAAGTTTTTTGTTGGCACAAAATCGGTGTTCAATAAAAATGCTAAGTTAAACTACACAGAAGATGATATCGATACAAATCATCCAAGTGGTGGTTTAAATGAAAAACTTAAAGTTGCATTACGATATCTTCCAAAACTCGGCATTAAAGGTATTCTTCAAGGCGACATGATGTTCACCAAAGGTGACATTAAGAAAGAAACTATTGAGGGTGAATCTTATATTACATTTCAACCAAATACGATTGTGTATGCAGTACCAACAGATTCCAAATTATCGCAGACAATGTTAGCTGCACAAATTGGTGTTGTATTTCATACTTCATATACAGGTCGAACAATGGAAGATATGAAAGCATCTTTTAACATTGACATTGGTCGTTTAACACCAACAAAAGATATTTGGTTCAGAGATGCATCGTTTACAGATGCTTCTGGT